AACGCCACCGGGGCGGATTTCGTAGGCTTGTTGTTCGTTGGCCAAGGGGCGGCCCAGGCGGGCTTCGATGGCGGCTATGTCAATTTTTTCGCCCTTGAATTGCCGTTTGAAGTGCTCGTCATGCACTTCCAAAGCAGCTACAGCGCCGCCCGCGGTGCCATGCTTATGGCCTGGAAGTTTTTCCGCACCCGGCGCGACTGGCTCGCTACCGCGTTATGCCAGCCCGTCTACGAGCTGTGGCTATCCGACGAAATTGCCGAAGGCCGCATTGCCGCCCCCGGCTACCACGCCAGCGCGCTCATCCGCGCCGCATGGCTGGGCGCGGTCTGGACTGGCGACGGCCCCGGATCCATAGACCCCGCCAAAGAAGTCACTGCCGCAGAAAAGCGCGTTGCCCTGGGCATCAGCACCCTGCAGGCCGAAAGCATCCTGCACGACGGTATCGATTGGGACACCAAACACGCCCAGCGCGTCAAAGAAGTCAGAGCACAACAGCGAGACGGCATTTATGTTCCGCCCGCTGGCAGCGCTTTGCCCCCGCAAAACCCCGACCCCGAAGACGATAACGACGACGACACCGAATACGACCTGCCCACCCTACGGCCTCAAAAATAACTTGTCTCAATTTGCCCTATCTTTTATAAGCCAACGCGCCAAAAATCCACACCCATGAAGTTACTCGATGTCATCACCTCCCCCTGGGCCGTACTGCCGGACCAGCTGCGCGAGATCCAAAGCATCTACGCCACGCACCTGCGCGGCGACAAGATCGACATCGCCGCCATTGAGGCCCGCTTAGGCCGCCCGTTGGCCAACGAACAGCAAGCCTACGAAATCCGCACCGGTGGCGTTGCCGTCCTCACGCTAGAGGGCGTCATGGCCCCCAAGGCCAACCTCATGATGCAAATCTCCGGTGGCGTCAGCACCCAGATGGCGGGCATCCAAATTGAAAGCGCTATTGCAGACCCCCGCGTCACCGCCCTGGTGCTGGCCATTGACAGCCCTGGCGGCTCAGTGTTTGGCACACCAGAGCTGGCCGCAACCGTGCATGAGTTGTCCCAAATCAAGCCCATCGTCACCGTCAGCGACGCCATGCTTGCAAGTGCCGCTTACTGGGTAGGCAGCGCCGCCAACGCCGTATTCATCAGCGGCCCGACCGTGCAAGTAGGCAGCATCGGCGTGGTCGCCAGCCACAACTACAACCCGCGCGACGCAGCCACTACCACCGAAATCACCGCAGGCAAATACAAGCGCATCAACAGCGCATCCGCCCCCCTCACCACTGAAGGCCGCGCCTACATGCAAGGGCAGGTAGACCACCTGTATAGCGTGTTTGTGGACGCAGTAGCCAGCCAGCGCGGCACCACCCCAGCAGCAGTGCTGGAGCACATGGCCGACGGTCGCGTTTTCATCGGCCAACAGGCCGTTGACCGTGGCCTGGTGGACGGTTTTGCCACCGTGGACGCCATCGTGGCCCAACTTGCCGCCGACCCAGCCAAATTCGCCAAACGCCGCCGCGCTGATTACTCCGGCCAAACGGCAGCCGCGCAACTCTCCCCGAATGCAAAGCCGGCCGGTGCGCTGGCCAGCACTCAAAAAACGTCTGAGCCGGTGTCGCTCACGCACTCCACAACCTCAACTAAAAGGACCACTATGGACCGCGAAACCCTGGCGCAGCAACACCCCGAGCTGTTTGCCCAATTGAAAAATGAATTTGCCGCCATCGGCGCAGCCGCCGAAAACCAACGCATTCAGGCGGTCGAGTCCGCCCTGATCCCCGGCCATGAAGCCCTGGTTGCTGCCCTCAAGTTCGACGGCAAAACCACAGGCGGAGACGCCGCACTGGCCATCAACAAAGCCGAGCGCGACATTCGCAGCGCGCAAGCCTTGGCCCTGCATGATGACGCGCCAAAACCACTGCCACTCACGCCAAAAGCTACGGTCGACGTCGGTGCTGGTGCCATGGCCGCCGCTGAAAAGCAGCGCATTGATGCCTTGCCGGTTGACGAGCGCTGCAAAGCGCAATGGGACGCCAGCGCAGACATTCGCGCCGAATTCTCAAGCCTTGCCGCTTACACCGCATTGGTGAAAGCCGAATCCAGCGGACGCGTTCGCATGCTTGGCAAAAAAGCCGCCTAACCAACCCATATATCAGGAACTATCACCATGACTACTTTAGCCGTGAACTCCCCCCGCGCCTTTGAAATCGGCACCCGCAACGCATTCCCCGTCATTGCCTCGGACATCATCTACGAAGGCGCAGCCGTTGGCCTGGTCGCCGCCACTGGCCATGCGCGTCCGCTGACCGCCGTTGACAAATTCGCCGGTTTTGCCGAAGCAACTGCCGACAACTCAGCCGGTGCAGCCGCCGCCATTGATGTGCGCGTCATCGAAAGCGGCAAGATTCAACTCACCGTTACCGGCGTTGTAATCACCGACATCGGCCAGCCTGTCTATGCCACCGATGACAACACCTTCACCATGCTGCCCGTGGGTGGCGCATTTGTTGGCCGCGTTCACCGCTTCGTGTCCTCCGGTGTTGCTGTGGTGCTGTTTGACGCCGTTGACATGGTAGACCCTTGGGCAGCCTACACCGTGCGCGAAACCGTTGCCGGTGCCCTGACCCTTGACATCGAAGACAACGGCAAAGCCTTCTTTGTGACCGCAGACGCAGGCGTTATCACGCTGCCCGCTGTTGCTACACCCGTCAATTGCGCCATCGTCAACGCTGGCCCCTTTGGCACCGTGCTGGTCTCGGTAAGCCCGAACGCCGCCGACAAGATTCGCGGCCCCAATCTGGCAGGCACTGACAACAAAGACTTGCTCAACACCAAGGCCACCGCCAAGCGCGGCGATTACGTGACGTTGGCGGTAGGGGATGCCGACGGGGCGCTTGTGCAGTCCATGCGCGGCACCTGGGCCACCGAAAGCTAAGCGGCGGCCAACAGCAACATCAACCCAACAAATAGGACACCACCATCATGGATCAATCACAACTCTCCAGCCGCGCCATCATCGGCATGTATTTCGCCCGTCAGGAAAGCAACCCCGGTATGCCGTGGATCGACCACTGCTCCAACCTGTTCAACAGCGACCAGAGCAGCGAAACATACAAGTTTCTGGGTCAGTCTCCCACCATGCGCGAATGGATCGCAGGCCGTCAGGCCAAAGGCTTCACCGGCGAAGGCCTGACCATCGTCAACAAGCATTACGAGGCCACCCTCGAAGTGCGCAAAGTGGACGCCCGGCGCGACAAGACTTCCCAGATTCAGGCCCGCGTCGAAGAGTTTTACGACCGCGCGCAAACCCACTGGGCCAGCCTCCTATCCACCCTGCTGCTCAATGGCGCTTCCACCCTGTGCTACGACGGCCAATACTTCTTTGACACCGACCACTCCGAAGGCTCCAGCGGCACGCAGGACAACGACATCACCGTGGACATCTCCGCCTTGCCTGCCGCCGTGCATGGCACCGCCACCGCGCCATCGGTCGAAGAAATGCAGCAAGCAATTCTCCGTGGCGTCGCGCAAATCCTGTCTTTCAAAGACAACCAAGGCGAGCCGATGAACGAAAACGCACGTCGCTTCTGCGTGTTCGTACCCGTCAGCCTCTACCTCACCGCCACAGCTGCCGTCAGCACGCTGGTTACACAGGCGCTGCAACAAAACCTCAACCCCAACCTGATTGCCGGGTTGACGGTCGATGTGTTCATGAACCCGCGCCTGACCTGGACTGACACTTTCGCGGTTTGCCGCACAGACAGCCCAATCAAGGCATTCATCCGCCAAACCGAGCAAGAAGTTGAACTCAAGGCCAAAGCTGAAGGCTCCGAGTTTGAGTTTGACAACGACGCTTGGCAGTTCGGCATTGACGCTTGGCGCGGTGTGGGCTACGGCTACTGGCAGCGCGCCTGCCAAGTGCAACTGGTCTAAGGGTACAGAACGCCATGGCCATGACCGAAGACCTGTCCGTGTTTTTCAGCACCGCCGAGTTTGCCACTGCGGCAACACTTGGCGGTGTTGCAGTCACGGGTATTTTCGACAATGGCTACAGCGCGGGCAACGTGGGTGGCATGGGCATTGCCAGCACCCAGCCCACGCTCACCCTGCCCACCGCCAGCGTCCCCGCCAACCCGGTGGGCTTGGCCGCAGTGGTGGCCAGCGTCACCTACACCATTGCAGAGCACCAGCCAGATGGCACGGGCGTCAGCATGCTCTACCTGGAGCGCACCTCGTGACCACAGCCTTAGCCACCCTCGTGGGCACCATCGTCAGCACGCTCTCTGCGGCCACAGCGGTGTCAAGCCAAATCTACCGCGCCCGCATGCGCCCCATGGCCGCACAGCACACCGATGCCGTTGTGGTGCGCATCCTCTCAGCCACACCTGAGCGCATGGAGCTAAGCGGCGCGCCGATTGACTTTACAACCCAAATTGCCGTCGAGTGTTACGCCCGCAGCGCCACCACCACGCCAGACCTGGCTGCCGATACCTTGCTGGCCAACGTCTACGCCAAGTTAATGGCCGACCCCAGCTTGGGCGGCACCGTGATGGACCTCAACCTGACCGGCATTGATTACGACTTTGATGCCGACGCAGACAACACCGTCTGCGTCACCCTCATGCTGCAGGTGCGCCACCGCACCAACAGCGCCACGCTTACCTAAGGCACCCCATGACAAAAGTTACCAAAGCCGCGCCCGGTACGCTTGATGCGCCCGAGACCGACCCCGCCGCCGTGCCCGCAAGCCCCGCTGCCCCGACCGCAACCCCGCCCGATACCACCCCCTCAGCCGGTGGAAGCTACCTGCGCGACCCTGTTACCGGCGCGCTCACCCTCATCACCCCCTCTACCGTACAGGAGTAATCCCCCATGGCAACCCGTCTTATTCGCAACACCGTCGTTCTGCTCAAATCCGAGGTCACCTACGGAACCGACCCCACACCCACAGGCGGCTCCAATGCGATGCTGGTCAGCAACCTCAGCATCAACCCTTTCAACGTCACAGCGGTAGACCGTGACCTGATCCGCTCCTACCTGGGTGCGTCTGAGTCGCTGCTTGGCTCGCGTTATGTCGAAATGAGCTTTGACGTTGAGCTGACGGGATCCGCGACGGTAGCCGTTGCCCCCGCATGGGGTCCGGCACTCTTGGCCTGCGCAATGGCCGAAACCCTGACCGCC